CATTGACATCCAGAGTTGTGGCAGGGCTTGTAACGCCAATCCCCACTCGGCCTGAGGTGTCAACAGTAAACGCTTGAGTGGAATTAGAGTCAGTGGATATAGAAAACTTATTATTTAAACTAATTGCCGCCCCGCCTGTGGCTGATCCGGCAAAAAGGCTAAGGTCAGTACCATTACCTCGTTGAAGCCGCAGTTCACTGGTAGTTGACGCGCCATACAAATGCAATGTTGTTCCATTTCCGATTGCTGGTGCAGGGCTACTAGTCCCCAGACCTAGTTTCCCGTCCGATGTGATGCGGAGGCGCTCAGTTGTATTTTGGTTGTCGTAAATTGCCAGGGCAGAGTCTGATGCGTCGTGATAAATGGTAAAGGCGTTAGTGCCGTTCTCCGCAAAACGAAGCGCCGCGTCATAAGTGCTGGCAGAGTCAATCTGAATGTCGGCTTCACCTGTAGATGTAACCTCTAGCTCATAGGCAGGTGTTGCCGTACCGATGCCCAAACGGTTGAATCCGTTATCGAAGAAAAATGACCCACTATTGATATTTATGTCACCATCATCTTCAATCAAAATACGCTGCGTGCCATTAGTCGAGATGGCTACTTGGTCTGCGCCGGGGGAGTAGATGCCTGTGTTGGCGTCGCCAGTAAATGTAATTGTGGGTGCGCCATCAGTACCTAATGCGTGGCTGAAGATACCAGTGGTTTGAATAGTCTGACTGCCAAAGTTCGGGCTGATCTTGGTACCTGCGATGGCGGCACTGGCGTTCACGTCACCATCAACGATGGTGCCATCAGCCAGCATTGTGCTGGTAACGCTGCCGGTGTCGCCGGTTGTCACGACAGTGCCGCTCACATTGGGCAGCGTGATCGTTCGGTCAGCAGTGGGATCAGTGACTGCCAGCGTCGTTTCAAAACCATCAGCGGTGCTGCCTTCAAAGGTCAGCGTGCCCGTGGTGCCGATCTCCAGGTTCCCGAGTACCGTGCCGCCGGTGACGATGGACGGGAAGTAAGCGAGGCTGTTCCAAGCAGTGCTGCCATTGCCTACCTTCAGCTTTTTGGTGTCAGTCTCCAGTCCCAGCTCGTTGTTCAGCAGAACCGGGTTGACGGATGCCCAGTTGGCGGCGGTATCACCACGCAGTTGGAATTTGACCTGAACTGTTGTGGGAGTCGTCATTGGCCTGCGCCGCCGCCGTTTAAGTAAAGGGTTGGAGTAGGAGTTGCGTCCTCCCCATTAAGGATAAATGGGGCATAGCCACTAAACGCAAATGACGTAAAAGCAGTCGTAGCCGGCGTCGTTGCCCCACCGCCGTTGAGGATGTATAGCAGAATTGCGCCAAGGGGAGCGCGCAGTTGCACGGTTGCGTTGTAGTACAACCCTTGATGGTCTTCCTGCGGCGGTGCGGCGTAGCGATACAGGGCGTTGGTGTCTACCGCAGTCAGACCGCCCCAGATGGACGCGGGAACACCGAAGTAGCCGTGGGTGCCGGACTGCTCGTAAAAATGGCTGCGGAGGCTGTCGATTTGTGCTTGTGACAGTCCGACGTAGTTGATATTCAGTGTATGACCGCTGACGCGCTGGCTGTGGCGGAAGCGGACTGGTACGCGATCCTGCGTCGCCGTCTCGCTGACGTTCAACTGCCCCAGGTCGAAGCTGATCGAGTTGGGGATTAGCGCGGGATAGTCAGCCATCGTTAGAAGATATAGCCGGGAGTGCTAGCCCACTGAGGGGTGGCCTCTAGCTCCACGGTAGTCGTGACAACGCCTGGGCTGTAATCAGTCTGTGGCGCAGAAACGTAGGTCCAGAGATAGTTTGTCGGGATTGTGATGCTAGAGCCGAGCAATGTAGTGGCCGCGTCAAGATCGAACGGCGAGAAGTTGCCGTGATTCATGTAGTGGCTGACGATGGCGTAGTGGTTCGTCGTTGATAGACCGGTGAAAGTAAGGCGCAGGGTGTAAGCGGTGGATGCGTTGGTGTGGAGCACACTGAGTTCGTCGCCGTCGAGCGTGCCAATCGGCGTTGCAGCCTTCTGACCTGGGATAAAGGTCCGGGCGCTCGGGTTTAGCGCAGGGAAGGTGGCCATTAGGAGACAAGATCAATGTCTAGATCTTCAAGGGTGTAGGTGATTGTATATGCAGAATTGCTATTAAACGGGAACGGCTGAACCATCCCGGCGAATAATCCTTGGCCGTCGAATCCCTCGGCTGGGGCGGCGTACTGATATTGAACATAAATGTCGAAAACATATGGTGCGTTTCCTCCGCAGACAATCGTTTTCACTGGCGCATCTCTGTATACGATTCTATATTGGACAATCCTACGGCCAAGATATGGGCCAACGCTGACCGCCTGAGTAGAACTATATCCAGGCGTGATTGTCCCATTGGAGCAAGTTACCTGAGGTGTTAGTTCTGTGACCGCGTTAGCTGTGATGTACAAAAGCGCACTGCCTGGAACGATTGTCCACGAAGGGCCAGCATCAAGGAAGCCTATTACAAACGGCTCGCCATAGCCGCTAGGGGAACCTGGATCTGGACACCTGCCAATAGCGGTAATGTGATGCCCGCCGTCTTGATCACTTATTGTATAGTTAAGCTCTTCTACGCCACCTGTAACCAGGGTGCATTGATCGGCGACAGTTGATGCGTTGTTGTTGTTGCCAGTCGGGCATCGATACCACTCAACATAGGCGCCAGGGCAAACGTTATTTGCCGTTAACTCGGAGCCAACATTTTGAGGGTTGCCGGTAAGAGTAGGGCCAACTGGGTTATCTTCCTCAAATGGGTCGCTAGGGTTGTTGCCTGTTGGACTGCCGCTAGGTGGGTAGTTCGTGGTAGGCGCGCCACCGGGGAAGACCGGGCGATCTGTAGGCAGTCCGGTGCCAGTGCCGTTGTCTACGCCGGGATTCGGTAGATCGACGTCGGTGTCGGGCTCATCAGGATTGTTCTCGCCAACATTTGTAGGCAGTGGATCATCATTACCTTCGTTGTCAGGATCGTCGCAGGCGTAATCGTTTCGTCCCACGTCGTACAGATACCCTGTGCCTTCTGCGCCAGCGACATACAACGCAAGGATGCTGCGGCCCTGCGAATCAATCGGGAAGTGCATCAAATCCAGTTCGACCACGCCAGAGATGGTCTTGTTGATCTTTTCGACTTCATACAAGTAGTCGTGGAAGGTGACAAGGCCCGGATCTGTTTCACGGCGCAACTGCACGCGCACAATGTCGCCTAGCACCAGCGTTGTGTTGAACGAATCGGGCTTGACCTTGATGCGAAGCGAGTGGGTGACGTACTTGCGTCGGGCGACTTCATACGCACCAACTTTGACTGCGTGATCTTCCCAGGTGCAGAACTGACTCATGTCGAACTGCTCGTAGGGTCCATCCACCGCTTCGCCGTCAATGCGGACCTCAGTGGTGCGGATGAAGCCGATGTCGTTTGGTGGCTGCTGGCGCCAGATCATCTGAGCGCAAATCGGCTTTCGCTCAGTCAGCGGGATGTACTCGATCTGAAACCCATCAGGCAGCAGGTGCTCTTCTGTGAATCCATAGACCCAGCTGATGACGCCAGTGTTAATGGTGTAGTTGGCGTTGATTGGCAGGCGCGGGCGGAATCCCTTCTTGCCGTTCTTGTCGCTGACGCGCAGCAGAAAGAATCCCGCCATCCGTTGCATCCAGTCTTCGAGGTTGCTGGAGTCTGCAATTACGCCGTCCCAGTAGAACTTGTTGGTAGCCGTGAAGTTAGCGGCGAGCGTCATCGCCGTTGTGTCGATCAGCAGCTCTGGGACGCGACTTGTCTCGCGGATCAGATAGATCGCCAGATCCAGCATGTTGTTACTGGAATCGGTGGTGCCCTCAATTAGACGCGGAACCTTGATGCCGTTACGCACGAAGACGTGGACTTGGCGGTTCCAGGTATCGTCACCCTCAAAGTAGGTGTTCCGATACCAGAGGGTTGTCATGTCCTCGTAGGTGCCGTCGTTGGTGCCGCAGTAGTTCGGGCACGTCCACAACGCTGGGTAGGTAACGTAATTTCCCGGTGCATACAGCGCACCAGCATTGGCGCCGTAATAGACAACAGCAGTACCCTTTTTGCAGGCGCGTTGGTAAACATCCTGGACTTGGATCTGTCCTAGTTCGCCTTGGCTAAGCACCATGTTCATGGTGACTTGCAAGCCAGTTGGATATGATGTTCCGTCAATGGAAAAGCCGTTTTCGTAGCGGGCTTTCGTTGCTCCTGGGCTGATGAATACGCCGCCGTGGTCTTCTTCTGTACCAGCTTCGTCGACGTACTTGCCGAACACAATCGGCACAGGTTGCCCCAGTTCAATCGCCTTCTGCTGGGTGTCGAGGTTACTGGCGCTATTGCCTTCTGCTGCCTTTTTGTCGAGCGGCGGCTTCAGTAGACCCGTCTGGTACGGCAGAAGCTGCAGTGGATCGCTGATGCGGAGTTTCATAGCTTGATTGGATTGCCGACCAGGCGTGAGCTAAACGAACGCGGCGGCACCTGCGCTCCAACTGGTGCAAGGCTAGAGCCGATGCTCGCATCCAGCTCGGTAAACGAGCCGCCGATACCAACGACCTCACCGATAAACGTACCAATCAGCAGCTGCCCGGACTGCGGAACTGCCTGCGAGAGGCGGCTGTCGAACTCGTACATCTTCAGCTCGCACAGCCAGTTCTTGTCGAGGGCTTGCTGCAGTGCGTTGACGGCGGTGTATGTTGCGGGAATTGTGACGGTGATGCCAGCCTCAGCCTGCGTCGCAGTGCCCACCATCGCGTTCAGCACAAACGGATGGTAGTTCCACGAGGCCGCTTCCCAGGTGACCGTTTGATTGAAGTAGAAGTTCTGCCACCTGTAATAGGTGGTGGATTCGTCGAATAGACGCAGGTATTGGGATTGGGCGCGGTTTGCCATTAGTTCACACCCTGGAAGCGGCGACCGCCTGTGCTACGTGCGTTGTTAAACACCGTAGCAGCGAAGTCTTGCAGGATGTTCTCCAGATCGCCAAGGCGGACGTATTTCTCGCCGTTTTCTTGCTGGAGCACAGGTCCGGTCTGGAGATTGATCGTAGATGGTGCTCGATCCACTGCAGCAGTGCCGGGACCGCCTCCAGGCTGCATGGACAAACCGCTTACAGTTGGCTGGCTACTAGCCGGTGCTGGCGAAGCGGCAGGCGCAATGGCTGGAGTTGTCGTCAGCATCGCGGCTTTTGCCCTTGCTGCATAGTCACGCAGCGCCAGCTGTGCAATCTGATCGCGGGCACGCTGGAAAATATCCTGTTGAATGCGGAAGTCTTTGCCGGCAGCAAACTTTTGAGCCCCTTCAAAAATCTTAGTTGCTTGTTTTTGCAACGCTGGATCTTCAATCGCTCCAGCGCCACCCATTGCTGCAAACGGAGCGCCTTGTGATTTCGAGCCAAGCTTGACGATTTTGTTAACTGCCTGTGCCGTCTTCTCTGCCGCAGCGCCTGCGCGTTCCATGCCGTTCGCTAAGGAGTCAGCAGATGCGGCAGCCTTGGCGGTCTCCTTAGCTGTGATGTTTTGCTGATATGCAAGCTTGGCTGCACTAATTTGACTGTCGAATGTTGCCTCGGCTTGCTGGCGTTGGAATACTGCGATCTTCTCCACAGCCTGCACATTCCGGAAAGCGATCTGCAGTGCAGACTGCTGCTTGACAAGCGCACGCTCAAGCTCTGTTGTGTTCTGCTGTCTAGCGCGTGCAATCGCCAGCTCAACCTGCAGGGACTCATACAGAAGTGCCTGAGTGCGCGCAGCGATCTGCGCGCGATCAATCTCTGTTTGAATCTGCAATTTGGCCATAGCCAAGACAGATTCTGCATTGGCGATTTCTACCTGATAAATGCGGTTGGCGATAGCCTCGCGCTCTTGCTGAGTTTTTGCTTGTTCAAGTTGAGTTTGCAGTTGCTCCTTGATAGCATTATTGACAGCTTGTTCAGCTTGAGCGCGTGCCTGAGCAATCTTCAGGCTATTTTCAATAGCGTTTAGCCCTTGATCTTGAGCAGTAGTCAGTTGTTCGTAAGCAGCTTTTACGCGATCAACTTCTTCTTTATAGGCTTTTGTTTCCTCTTTTAAGGCTTCTTGATTATCTTTGGCACTTTCAATTTGAGGTGGTACAGATGAATACTTATTGAGAATCTGATCAATCTCACCAGTCAAACCTTTGCTTTCGTCTTTAACTTTAGTCGTTTCATTGGCGGCTGCGTCCATCGCAGCACCAAGTGCCAAAGAAGCGGCCGCCGCTCCGGCAATGGCAATACCAATTTTGACAAGCGAAGCAGGATTTAAGATTGCCTGCAAAGCGGCTGCGGCAACAGCAGCCACTTTCTTAGCATTGGCTAATGCCGTCGTTGCCGCAGTCCATGCTTGAGTAACAAACACAATCCCCTTCAGAATGCCAATAAAGCTGGCGAAGAAGGTAGCAGTTTGAATAACTCCCTTGATATTGTCCTTAACGAACTGAAAACCAGCGTTTACGGCCGGCAATGCAGCTTGAGCAATAGCGGCAAGAAAGCCGGTTAACTGTCTAAAGCCAGTTTGAATATATGGAAGTGCTGTTTCAACTTCACTGAGTGCTTTTGCAAACATGCTTGCAGCTTGCGTTACAATCGGCGCAAACATTGAACCGATTGCATATAATACGCGGTCGGCAGCTTGCCGTAGGTTGTTCATTGCCTGCTGCTGACTGGTCAGTTTTGCGTTTAGATTGGTTGCACCCTCTGCCGCTTGACTTAACGCCTGATACAGCACTTGGCTAGTGATCTTGCCCTGAGATGCCATCTCAGTTAGCTCGCCGCGACTGCGACCTGTCGTCTGCGCAATCGCATCCAAGAGCGTTGGCATTCGCTCGGCAACAATTACGAACTCATCGCCATTCAGTTTGCCTTTGCCTAGTGCTTGGCTGAGCTGGAAAAATGCACCACTCGCGTCAGCAGCATCCATGCCGGACTGCCTAGCAATAGCATTGAAGCCGTCATAGATCTGTCCTGTTTCCTGCAGACCAAATCCAACGCCCTTCAAGCGAGCATAAACATCCGCCAGGGCTTTTGTCGCTTCTGTTTGGCTAAGACCAAAAGTTGCAGCAGACCTAGAAGCGACAGCGATAGCAGCGTTATATTCCTCCGTGCTTGCGGTGATGTTCTTTAACCGCTGCTCAGCAGCACCACGTTCAAATGCAGTATTAACGCTGTCGGAAAAAACTTTAATTGCCGTAGTCACCACAGCCAACCTAGCGGCAAGCCCTGCTATCGCACCACCAAGACTTGCGAACTTAGGCGCATTATTAACAGCACCATTACCAACATCATCTAATGAGCGCTTCGCATCTTTTAACGTTTGTTCGTACGCCGCGATCTGCTGTTGTGCCTTTTGATAAAGTGCGCCGCCAAGTTGCACTTTAGACTGCACATCCTGCAACGCCGCAATTTGCGCTCTGATAGCAGATTCGGTATTAAGTACCTTTGCGGCAAATACGCCCTGTACTGTTGATGCCTTGGCAAAACCACCTTGCTGCGCTTCAACTATTGCCTTAACAGCCTGAGCGCGGTCGGAAAGTTGCTTAAACCCATCCGCTGCGCCAACAGATGAGCTGCGGATTGCATTAAGGCGCTGAACAACGCCTGATGCGTCAACGTTGATGGCAACATTGGCTACAACAGACACGATCCAGCGCCCAATCTTGCAATCAGTCTACTTCCGCTTTGATTTCCTAGCAGCTTCCTCTCTCTCCTCCGCTTCGACCTCAAACAGTAGTCCCCACAAGTACATCTCCTCGTAGGTCATCTTTTCGTACAGCTCAGCCAGCGTATAGCCAAGCTCTCTGGACAAGCGCATCATCAGCCGAAGCGTATAGTCGCGCTTGACCAGCGGCTTTAGTTTTTTGAGTCGTCCTCTTTGATGTCGTACTGATCGGTGATAACCGCCAGCATTAGTGTTTGCAGATCGGCGTCACGCACTTCATTTTTCAATTCAGCCAGTTCACCAGTGCGGAACATCGGCTGACCGTTTTCGTCCTTTGCTTTATGGATCAGAAGCTGCAGCGCAAATGCAGTCGCCTCGTCGCTACCAGCGTTCTTCTGCGCCCGCTCGCGCTCTGCCATGGTAAGCGGCGTGCAGTAAAACTCAAACACGTCGCCGTCACTCAGCTCAACGCTTTTCTTAATAGGCGTCAAGTTGGCTGCCTTCTTCAGGCGATCAAGAGCACGCATGGGCTGAGCGGATGCCATAAAAACTAGAAGTTGCGCTCTACTTTAAGCATGAAAAAGCCCCTGGCGCAACCCAGGGGCTAGCAATCTCTCGTTTTAGGCTATCAGCTCTTGCTGAAATCGAAAGTGGGGGTGCCAGCAGGACGGAAGCTGATCTCTACAGACTGGGCATCGTCAGGGTTGACGGTCAGACTGGCGGAAGTCAGCACCGCATCAAACTCAACACTGCGACTAAGTGTTGGGCTGACAGAGCCACCGCTAAGAACGCGGTCGATGTAGAGCTTGAACGATGCTCCAGCTTGCTGGCGTTGCAGCACGTCTTGGATCATGCGGTTAGACAGGTTGCTGTCATCGTCTGTTGTGTAGACGGTGCAGCTGCCCTCGCCATCCGCAAAGCCAGTGATGTAGCTACGAAAAGGAGCGTACTGACCGAGTGACTGACCGATGGTGGTTACATCAATCTCTTCACGGGTGATCTCAAACGACCACTCGCGCACTTCGCCCACTGCTGCATGGGTTGCGTATTCAACCTGGAAGGCGTTAGGGGTGACCGCGGTGCCATCGTCGATGATCGCGACACTGGCACCACCAGCAGTAGCGGATACCTTCAGCACGCCAGTCGAGGCGGTGTAGGTGATCACGTAATAGGTGGTTGCCGCGCTAATGCCGCTAGGCAGAGTGCCGGTGCCGGTGCCGCCGGTTTCAGTGTTGACGACGCTGAACACCACGGGATCACCGACCTTGAAGTTCAGGAAGGTGGCAACGGTGATCTCATCGTCAGCGACATCCACGGCGGCTTCGCCGAACGTGGCCTTGGTGCCAGCGGGTTTGTAGTAAAGGGCGCCGGACGTACCGGACAGAACAGTAGCCATGTTGTGAACGGTATGTGGCTGCCTCTAGTCTAAGTAGGCTTCAAAAGTAACCGTAACTTGAGTCTGGTAGTAAGGCTCAGGCGATGCAGGCGTCACTTGCGCCGGCCCTGATGCTGCATCAAAGATGATGTTGGATAGGTTCAAGCGATCAAACAAATCCTTCAGCCGCTCTGCAATGGTGAAGTTAGCGGCAGCGCCTTGCCCTTGTGGCGTAAAGACATTGACCACCAGCGTGCCCGTCTGGCGGTTGTAGCCAGTGCCAGTCGGTAGCAAAGTGGCGTAGTTGTTATCGCCAAAGCGGATGAACACCTGCACCCATGGTGTGTTGTTGGGTGGCGTGAAGGGGACGTTCTGATAGCTGACTGGATAGGCAGGCGCTAGGGCTAGCTCAGTCGCAATACGCCCTTCAATGGCGGCGCGAACGTCGTTGTAGGTGCTGCTCATGATTCCCTCCCGATGCGGTCAGCGTTAACGCGCACAAAGCCTTGGATGTCTTTGGCGATGCCTTGTACCCAACCTGCCGGCGCCTGTTTACTGCTGCCATTGGCCAGCGGTTCGGCATATGGCAGGTTGTTGTGGACGCTGTAGACGTTGCCTACGCGCTCTTGGCCGTAGCCGAGTCTTTGAATAGGCAACACTTCTTGAGTGCTCCTGCCGCGTTTGGATGTCTTGAAAGTTTTGCCTGTATCGAACTGCCCTTCCGGCGCAATGCCTCCAGGCGCTGCATTCTCACCAACCTGCCAGCTGGCGCGGAACCTGCCGGTGTCAACAGGACTGGCTTGCTTAAGGCGACTGTCGGTTTCTAGCACCGCAACACGCAGCAGCTTTTCAAACTGCTCGGTGACATAATCACCAACCTGGTCCAGCTTGATATTGCGTGCCATCAGTCCCTCAGGATTAACTCATAGGTGATAGCCGTATTGTCCTGCTCAATCGTGCGTACCTCAATGATCTGCAAGCTGCGGTTGCTGATGATGACACGATCAGCTGTCGTTGGTGCACTTGCTAGGTCAGCCGCTGCAATGATTAGCCGCTTGTCGCCTTGCTGCACCAGGTCGTTGACCTCGCTGCGGCGCACGTCTTCCAGTACGCCATGCACTGTGGTGTCTGTGGTTGTCTCGGCCGATGCGCCTGTGGTGGTGTTATATGCGCCAGCGGTCACACTGCGGAACGTTGCCTCGCCGCCAAAGCGTGCCATCAGCTTGCTGGCAACCTTCCGTAGCGGACTAGCTAGTGCCATTAGGCAACCTGCACTGCTGTAAGGATAATGCCAGGAATGGAAGGATGAGCTGGTCCCGATGGCGAGGATGGAAGCGATTGGATGCTAGCGGCTACGTTTGTGGTAGACCAGATCAATTCCAAGTAATCATTAGCGGCAAGTTTTAGAACATAGTTCACGCAACCAATAACGTGGCCATCAACGCTGCCATGACTTGAAATGATGCTGAACTTACTGTCGCTAGCCGGCACGTCGCCGCTGGCGCCGTTGTCGTTCTTGCGCAGCCAGATATTGATGTCGTGAATCGAGCTGCTTGTGTTCACAAACTGGACAGAGTAAGTGACGCTGTAAACGCCTGCTCTAGAAAAAGTAATTCGTGAGCCAGAAACAATGCTTATCCCACGGCTATCAGCATCCGTTGAATTAATGCCAATCGAATAGGCAGTGTTAGCAGCCGCTGCAATTTGCTGAGTCGTGTCATAAAACGACCCCCACAACATTTGGTTGCGGACTGTATCAAGACCACTTGTGAACGGATTGAGCTTAAATGCCATTGCTCAGCTCCGAACAACGGTAAGCAGATTATTGTTGCCATCATAGGTCATTGTCAGCACTGCTACGGTTTTGCCGCTTGTACCGCCACGTTTGTATGTTGCAGTTAGCAAGTTATTTGCGCCGTCGTATGTATTGACAATGCAATCATGCGTAGGGATTTCGAGCCCATCGCGTGCTACCGCATCACCACCACCAAGAAGAACGTAAGCCATCAGAGCCTGTAAGCAACAACAGTGCCGCTGGTCAATGTGATGCTGGTAAACACGCCTTCAAGTTCGGTGCTTGCCTTAAACGGGATGGCGCTGAGTGCGTTGCCAGTCCAATCCATTGCAGCCAAGCTAGCGATCACCGTGTCTTCAAGGGCAACGATTTTGCCGAAGCGGCCGGTATGCGCTGCAGTGTCGTCGATATATTCGGCGCCGGGATACTTGTAACTCATGACCGCTTGATTGCAAAGTTGCCTGGTCCACTAATTCTAAGCCCGGTCAGGTATCGCTCCATGATCGGCGGCACCTTGTCAACACCAACAGCGCCGTAACCGAGGTTAGGAGTCACGTCAATGCTGCCGATCTTTACGTTCTTGTAATCCTCAAGCCCGCTCAGGCCAAGTCCATCAGGGTTGTTGTTCAGATACGTTGCCAGCACGACCTGCGCATATTGCACCTGCGTTGGGATCTCGGTGTCAGTGAAGTAATCCGTCGTGATGCGGAACGGGAACCCAACCGCGTAGGTGTTGATATAGGTGTCAGGCTTGCGCACGCCTGTACGCGGCCACTGCAATGCCTGCGTATCGGTAGCGCGAGCACCTAGGAACCGCTCACGGTCTAGCCGTTGGGTAGCGGTAAACAGCGCTCGATTCTTTTGATCAGTGGTAGCTGATGCCCATGCCGTCACATCAGCATCTTGCACAAAGCCATCAATGATCTCCTGCGCTGCTGCCAGCGTCAGGTACGAGTTTGCGCTTGCCGACCCTACGGTTGCGTTGATTGCTATTGCCATCGTTGGGTGGCTCCGTCATCTCAAGTTTAAGTGTGGGCTCTGCAATAGAAAGAGAGGCTGCCTCCGCAGAAGCAGCCTCCTGTTCACGCAGTCGCCGGAAAGCGAACAGGCCCAAAATCAGGCAACCGCAGCAGCGGTAGAACCCAGACCATAAAGGGTGATCGCTTCAGAGCCAGAGACAACAGCAGTCACGCGACCAAGGAAAACCTTGGAGGCATTTTGAGCAACAGTTGCCACGCCGCTAACGGTCACGTCAGTGCCACCAGCCACGGTGATGGTGTTAGCGCCAGCCGAAGCGTTCAGGACAACCACCATAAAGGTAGTGCCGATAGCGCAATCACCGCCAATAGCAGCCACGATTTCCGCAGCAGTAGCAGTGGTGTAAGTGGCAGCAGCAGAAGGTACGCCGCGGATGATGACGTTGTAGCTGTTAGCTGCAGACAGGGTTGCGGTCGCAGTAGGAGCCGCCAGTTTCATCTGAGCCGGCAGAAGTCCGCCGGGGATGTCACCAAGTTCAAAAATGGATGCCATGGTTAGTTACCTCAATCGAAGTTAGAGGTGTTGGTGGCGCGCACGATGCCGAGGTTCTTCAGCTCGTACACCTTCGACCAGTTAGCAACCGTTTCCAGCTGAGCGCGAGTGGGGTTGGCAGTAGTCACCGCCCACTTAGCGCCAACGGGGTGGTAGCAGTAGTGCAGGTCGATCGACATGGCATCGCTCTTGGCGAGGATGTCACGATCGGTTTCGGTCTGCATCGCCATCTGTTCACCGCTGGCAACAGCGCCTTGAGTGAAGAAATAGGTGGCGTATTCGGTCGAAGAACCGCTGCCATCGGTCTGCACATCGTCAGACACGATCACGCGCAGACCCATGTAGGTCGGCACGCTCACGGGACCGTAGGCACCAGCGATGCTGCCGCCAACGAAGTCAGTGACGCTAGAGGTTAGACGTGCGTCTGTCTCGGTCACGTAGTCGATTGCCTTGCGCTCAACGAGGTCGTAATAGACCTTGGAGTGCATGGCAACAGCAGCCAGCTTGTCGCCTTGATCGCCCAGCAGGCTGCGGGCTTCGGCAACGTGACGGGGGCTCAGAGTGGTGGGGGTATCACCAGACTCGCCATCAATGGTCAGGCCAAAGAAGGCAGCAGAGCTGGAGGTGGATCCCAGGCTGCCGAACACACCGCCAAGGCAGGACAGCAGATCCTTTTGGCGCTGGTTAGCGATGTAGTCAGCGATCTTGGCGCCAATGGCGGCCATAGGGTCAGAACCGGCAGCAAGAGCGGCCAGATCACGAGACTCAAAAGCACGGCCACGGTGCAGGATCACGCCAACTTGCTTGTCAGCTTGGATCTTGCCAGGGGTGAGGCTGGTGCTGTCGGTCAGCACCTCGAAATCGCCGGAAAGGTTTGCTTTCCAGAAGGGAACGTTGATGAAATCACCGCCCTCGGTGGCATTCAGCTCCGCCAGAGGCTGCACCACACCGGAGGCCAGGAAGGCATCGCGCTGAGTGGTTTGCTCAATGACGTAAGGCGTAAATACCTCGGGGATGATGATGTCAGAGCGAAGAGTCGCCATGACTAATCCTCAAAAAGGGTTTACGGATGTGGGCGCAGCCCCAGGCTCTATGTGGCGCAGCCATCACGAGCAGACACTCAAATGCTAACGGTTAGCTGCAGCTTTCATCCGCTCATATAGGTCGCGGTCTGTACGGAATAGCCGCGACTGCTCTGTGAGGTTGAAGCTATCGCGGCTGAATGGATTGCTTATGCCAGCCGGAATGGTGCCATTGCTGCCGCCGGTTGGCGCACCGCTGCCTTGTGGCTTGGGTTGCTTCTGCATCCATGCCGGCAGTGTCTTGGCCCATTCAGCGACAGGCTTACGCTCGTAGCCGTCCACAATAACCACGGTGCCGTCTGCCTCGCGCTGGATTGCATCAGGCGACAACTTGGTCTTCAGCACGAGATCAGGATCGTGCACGATGTCAGCCAGTGCCGTGACCGCAGGCGTAACAAGCTCTAGCTCGCGGACGCGGGCTTCAAGTGTTGCAATGCGCTGGTCCTTCTCCGCCGTCGCCTCACGGAACTGCTGCTCCAAAGCCTGCCGGGCTTCTTGATACTTGCCTTGCGATTCGAGCTGTTGCTGCTCGTAGTTGCGCTTGAATTCCAGCAGTTCATCAACATTGACCCCATCAGGCGTCTTGGATTTCTTTGCTGCACGCAGCTCAGCAATCAACTCTTGATTCTTGCGCTCTAGTGCTTCTACGCTGCGCTGCAACGCTTCAGCTTCAACCCCAGTAGTCGCAGACTCTTGGGTTTGTTGTTCATCAGACATGGATAAGCCGCAGGCTTAATTACACCTCTACGTTACCACTTCTCTTTATCTGCCCACCACGCAGCAGACATCTTGCCCTTGGCAATGTTGCTAGCGTGACGCGCTTTGAAGGATGTGCGGCGTGCTTTGGCCGCGGCAGATTCACCCTCGCGTGATGGGCTACCGCTAACGCCTTGCTGCCCAAAACGGATCAGCTTTACCTTGTCGCCTTCCTTGGCGAGCACCGCGTGCGATTTGTTCGGATGCTTTGGCGTCCGCTTCGGCTTGTTGTAGCCGTCAAACTGCTCGCCGCGGTAGGTGATCATGGCGCCATTGGCCGTCGCTGGACTAGGCTAGCCGCATGGAAATTATCGCATCGGACCCAGACGGCCTTGGATCACGAGCTATTCGCAATGCGTTGAAGCGGATCATTGATGTCGACGAAGACGGCAATGAGGTGTGTTTATTTGCTGCCGTTGGCAACATGCACCTGTCAAGAGTTATCGCCATCGCTCAAGATGAGGATGGCGATTTGGTGTTCATCACCGATTTTGCCCAAGAGATTATGGAAAGCTTGGGAACTTGGGATGAATTCGCAAGCTAATTAACGCCCGCGCTTTTTGATCATTGCTGCAAGGCTGCGCTTAGCACCAGCGGCTTTGCGGTTGTCCGCTGCAGAACGGAACGGCGAGGACTGACGAGCGCGGCCGCTCAGCTCCTTGTAGCGAGTTTTAGCAGCGCTCACCGGAGCCTTGCTCATTTTCTTGGCGCCCTTAGAGGCAGCCTTAGAGCGTGATTTTCCAGCCTGAGCAGCGCTGGCCTTCATGCCAGCACGAGTGCCTGCACCTGCACCGGTGCCTTTTGTTTTCAAGCCTTTTGTACTGGTGGCTCGAAGTCCGCCGGCGCGTTGCTGAGCGGCTTTTTGACCAGAAAAGCCTTGCGCCTTGACGCGACCGCCGATGGCAGTTGTGCCTTTAGCTCTTAATTCTTTAGAGCGAGCAGTGTTAGCGGAGCGCGTAGAGCCGGACTTGGATTTACCGCCGCCGCCGCCGCCGCCGCCGCCGGCAAAGCGCCCTCTGGAGTCACGTTTGTAGGTACGGGCCATTGGCTTTTATAAATTCATAATCGCATTCTAGCCGTGCTGATTATTTCTTTTTCTTCGCAGTCTTAGCAGCCGCCTTGAATGCAGCAGCGGATGGCCTGCCCGCTTCACCCTTGCGTGCCATGCGTTCCTTGCTGCCGGCCGCAATGCGCTTGCGCTTAGCGGCGATGTTGGCGTATAGGCCAGGCTTCTTAGCCATCACTTCTTACCCTTGCGTGACTTGCCGGCTTTTGCGAGCGCGATTGCCACCGCTTGTTTTTGCGGCTTGCCTTTTTTCATCTCGGTTTTGATGTTGGCTGATACTGCAGCCTGCGACTTGCCCCGCTTCAGCGGCATCGCGCCATTCCTCAATACCTGTTAACAGTGTAGAGCCGTCTGCTGTTGCCCAGCCCTTGTCGGTGTAGATAGCTGGTACCCATGCCTCGCCATGCAGGGCTTCAACTGGATCAGAGCTAACAAAAAAGATGCCGCGATTCTCAAAATGCCGCAGGCTAGGCAGGTCCATATCGTGCACGAAGCTGATCTAAGGTTAGCTCTGAGCCATCATCGCGGACTAGCTTGGCGATGGCATCAGTCGGGCCATACTTGTCGGCAAGTCGGTTGAAGTAGGGCACTTTGTTGGCGCCCAACGCCTTTGCCTTGGTCTCAAGGTCTTGCTTTGCCAGCCACTGCCCGTAAGTCTGATCCGCCGGCACCTGGCCACCTGATGATGCACGCTTTGCTGGCGGTGGTGGCGTGAAACCTAGCTCGTCGTAGTCAATCACCGGCACTGTCGTGCTGCGGCAGTTGAAGTGCTGCGGCGGCGTTGGCCCTTTGCCGTATTCAAACTCACGGCCATCCAGTGCACGGCAAATGCTGCTGGTGCGGGTATCCAGTGTTGCCACATAGCGATACTTCTTAGTGATGTCTTGATTGGCTTCATATACCTGCTGACTAGCTGCATTGGCTACTTGGTTGATACTGGTGCGCACAAGGCTAACGATCTGATTGTCGGCAACCGCTGTTGCCTGGCCGCCTGCTGCAACTAGCTGCTTCACGGTTTTGGCTTCTTCGCCAAATTCAAGGTTTCCGATCAGCCGCTTGGCAATGGCTGGCGTCGGCTCACCAGTCAGCAAGCCTTGCCGCACGACTTGGCTAAACCGCTCAGCCTGATCAACGGCAATGCCGCGAAATGCTTTGGTGACCACTTCGCCATTGGGCAGTGTGATTGTGGCGCCTTTGGCAGCGGTGAGGCTGAACGTGCCGGTGCCAGCCTGCTGCGCTAGGGCTTCCGCGCCATAGACAGACTTGAACAGGTCGTCCGACAACGCCACCACATTGATCTGCGTTGGATCAGTGGTGACCACTGACTGCGCAAATTGCGGGCTGATCTCAACGGTGCGCACCGCATCACGTGCACCTGCTGGCAATGCACGCCGCAGTTGATCGGTCACAAACTCCGACTGCAGCTCTGCAATGCCTTGCAGCTCTAATGCTGTCAGCTCAGTTGCATCGCCTGCCCAGGTTGCCAGGCTGTCCTTCAACTGAGCAAGAATTGCACGCAGCCGTGCCGCTTTGACTGGTGCGGACAGCTCGTCAATCGTGCGCAGCTGATTGACCGCATCAATGATGATGTCGTTGTAAGCATTGATGACACGCCGCGCAACGCTATTGCTGTAGCGGTTGAGGTCTATTGCATTGCGGTAGAGCGCTTCTGGTGTGCTCATCGTTCAATGCCAAGATCTTCCGGTTGATAGCCGCTGCGGATGCTGACATTAGCGCCGCGGTTCAATGCAGTAGTGACCAATGCAGCGAATGCGTCGTAACCATTTTGCCCGTCTTCGTACAAGATCGTTTCGTCAATCTCATCTGGCCTGCCTTCCTTGTACCAGCTGATGCGCACGATGGCTAAGACCTGTTCCGGCAGAGCGCTGACGTGATAATCAAGCTCTTGCCTCCTCGGTTTCCTCGGTTCCATCCAGATCATCAGGTCCACTAAGCGGTCGGTCACCCAATCCAGCAGGTTGTAGATCAAGCCCCGCATTGGCCGTAGCTTCAAGCTCCTCATCCACGTTAAAGTCGTCGCCTAGTACATCGCCTTCGGCAAGCTCTCGCAGTAAGGTTTCCTGCGTGATGGTGCCTGCGGTGTAAAGCTGCAGCAGCGCTTGGATCTCCTGCGGTTCAAGGCGTGTACCGAGGAAGTCACGGTTGACGTAGCTGCTGCCAGGTGATGTGTTGCTGCCGATGTACTGCGCATGAAACTGCAGGCAGTTGTCGATCATGTCCTGCACATTCTGCGCAATCACCATCATGGTGCTGTCGCCTTGACTGCGATCAATGCGCTTTGCCTCGGCGGTTTCAGCGGATAGCTTCTGTCCTAGCACTGCCGATAGTCCTAGCTCATTGATCTGCAATGCAAGCTGCTCAAGCCTGCGGAACTGGTAATCAAAGCTGCGGCCAGCAGGTTCGATGTATTCAGCGCGGCCATCAGCAGGGAATGCGATCGCCTCGCCAGGTCCAGCGCTAACCTCCTCTGCTGCAGATGGGAAGCCATAAAACGCCAGCATCGGCACAGCGCTGATGTGAAGCTGGTTATCGAGATCGCTTTGGATTTGATAAGCCTTGAGGTTCAGCTCAGCGATATCCTCCAGCGGCGGCCGTGACTCCATAAAGCCATGGCGCTGCGCATAGGCAACTGAGAAAGGAATCTCAGAAAGGCTTGTGCGGCCTTCGTCGATAACTTTAAAGTCGCCGTTGTCTTGCTTTTGGTGTAGTTGAAACTCACCTGGCGTCAATACACGGATTTGCTCCACTGCCTTTTCGCCAAACTCACCATCAGGCACGGTGACCGTTTCGGCAAGTCGCAGTTGCGTTAGCACCTGCCGGCCTTCCTGCTGCTCAGCGCGCCAGCCAAGGATCTGCCGTGGCGTGTAGGTCACCCAGTAGGGTCGACCCCCATCAGCAGGTGCATCCACCAATACACCAACGTGGCCATAACGGACCATCTTGCGGGTGGTTTCATAGGTCCAAACGTTGAGGTCATCGCCTTGCAAATCAACATCAAACAACTGCTCGCGGATCACATCTGCCGTGTCGTCAAGCCGCACTGGCTTGCGCGTCAACATACCAGCCAGCATCCGTTCAAGGCGCTGGTAATACGGCGACACTACGCTGCGTGCTAGGCGGTTGTCGTAGGACTCATCTAGCTCACGTGGCTCTTGCGGTAGGTAACGGCGATGCTTGCGGCGCATCCCATAGGTGCCTTGCAGCAAATCCTCGATCAGGATCCAATGCGGCTCTTGTGCATACCACGCCGTATTGGCATCCTGCACGCGAGTAACGCGGCGCTGCGCAATCGGCCGGTCGTAATTATTGAAGCCGGTGTACATTACAGCGCCGCAGTCATAGGTGCAGTTTAAGCAGCAATCAGCGTGATGCTATTGCGGCCAATCTTGATGTCAAACTCAGCACCGGGCTCGTAACCCATCTCGCGCAGGTAGCCATCACCGATTTGCAGCTTGCCATTGAATTGCACCTTGGCCTTGTAGGTCAGGCCGCGGCCGCGCTTTGCTGTCTTGCTGCCGAGATCAACGCCTTTGGCTTCCAGCAGCGCTTCATAGAACTGCGTGAATGCCACACGATCTTTAATCACGTAGCCGCAAGCGCGCACCAGTTCGGACTTAGGCGCATTGCCCAGTTCTTTGATTTTGGCGAGTAGTTCGACGCCCTTGAGCATGGGTAGAGTTAATGATTGGCGGAATCAATATAGCCTGATGCCTGTAGATCGCCCAGCACCTGCGTGCAATGGGTTGAACTCACGCCAGACCAAGTAGCCGAGCGCGTCGTTCATGTGATCATGGCCGGCATCCTTATCGGGATCGCCCTTGTCGGTGTAGCACTGCAGCTCTAGGCATTCGATCAGTCGCTTGCAGCGCTGGTGGATGGTGAGTCTGACCTGGCCCTTGCCGTTTTCCAGCAAAGCCTGAACAGCAGCCACGCGATCACGGACGGGAGGATTTGCGCGTGGTGACTGGTTTGACATGCCGTAGGACTCCAGGATCTGGATATCGGTCTGGCTTGCGTTGGTGCTGCGGTTGCCGCCGCTGGCATCTGGGTAGATGTAGATACGCCGCTGCGGGTAACGCGCTTGGATCTCTTGCGCCAATGCGTCGGTGTCATGGGCGCCGCTGATCTCATCAATCAGTAGCAGGCTGCTGCCAGTGCGGATGCCGATCACTGCAGACATGTTGCCAACGTTGAAATCAACGCCAATGCGCAGCGGCTCGCGGTTTAGGTCTGGCAGCTCAACCACCACGTGCTTGTTGCGGCTGAAGCGGTCGTAGATGGTTCCAGTGGTGAGGTTAACGAACTCACCGTCTAGGTAGGCCCGCAGCAGGTTTGGGTCGTAGTTGGCCTCTAGCCGCTCGATAAAGTCCGGCGGCAGGTGTGGGTTATCTGCTGACCGCATCTTGATCAGCTTGCGATCGGCGCGACCCTTAGCATCCTCACTGCCGAATGTGTTCCACATCCAGCGGAACCCTTCTGGCGTGGATGCAGCGCCAAACTGCCGCACGTTGCCCGACCGCAAGCGGCCAAGGATCTTGGGAAATGCCTTGTTGGCAATAGATGGCGTCACTGTGTCGATCTCATCGGCCAGCACCCATGCAAGGTTCAAGCCGATGATGCGGCTCCAGTTCTCAAAGCTGCGGCACAGGATCTTGGTGTCGCCGCCCGGCAGGTGCAGCATGTATTCAGGCAACGGGCTAGCCCTAAAGGTGTAGGGGATCTCATACGCCTCTAGGAAATCATCGAAGTCTTGCACCCAGATGTCGCGCACCAGGATCCCGGTCGGCTCCATCACTGCGCCAATAAAGCCTTGATTGGCCGCGGCCAGCATCACCGCCTTAGCGCACAGCGCGCGTGTCTTGCCGGCGCCATAACCGGCTGAAATGCCAATGATCTGCGTGTCGCTGTCATCCACAAACGCAAGCTGCCCAGGGTGCAGGTCAGCGCGGATGCGTTGCAGCAGATCGCCCGTGTCCTCTTGCGTTGCAACATCCATAAACCCAAGCAAGCTGCCGGGTTGGCAGATGCCGGCGAGCAAGCTCACGCGGGCTCGCTGATGACAGTCTTCACGGTGCCATCAGGCTTGACTGCAATCACCTTGTAAATGCGGGGCTCATTGCCCTTGGGCTTGAGCAGGCGACCTACGGCGGTGGCTTCAGGCTTCTGCATCGTCTTCTTCATCATTAAGGAGCATGTCGACAGCTAAGCGCTGTTGGGTGAATTGAAGCGCACCAAGTAACTCAATGACCGTCAGGTCGCTGTGCTCTTCGATGAGAGCGTCTAGGCCAAGCAGGAATGTTTCCATAACTGGGGCTAGGGACGGCGTGAGTCTACCCCATTCGGCGTGCTCTTTCTGCTGCCTTGATGTTTGCTTCAAGTGCTTTCAATTTCTTATCTGCCCTTGTTTTGGCTGCTTTTTCGCTGCGTGTTGGCACAGTGCTTCGTTTTGTGTTCATGCCTTGAAACACTTGAGCCGCGGTAAGCTCTCCGCCTCGACTTTTACGCACAATCGAAGAATACCTATCAGAAGCGGCTTGCAAAGCATCTGCCTTGGCAAAAGCTTTGCGATTGCTTGGGTTGGCGCGATCCAAGCCGCGTACGGCACTGCCTGCAAAGTTTGCTCGGACTTCCGCCACTTCGGCGCGGCGCGAAAAGGCACTTGCGCTTAAATCAACTTTACGCGTTGCGGGCTTTGCAGCAGGCTTGGATGCAGCAGGTTTTGCTGTTGCCGCTGCGCCCATGGTTTGCCGCAGATTACTGACGCGTGCATCTGCGCGGAGAAATGAACGTAGTGCTTGAGCTGACTGCTTGCCTGCTACGTTTTCTTTGGCAAATGCGGCCGATCTGCCTTCAGATGAAACGCGACTTGAAATTCTCCTTCGATCAGCGAATGTGGCCGCTGCGGTATCGGCTTTTTCGCGTCTTGCTTTTGCAATACGAGTTGCCGTATCAGCTGCCCTTTGGAGACGTGCTTCTCTTGGAAGTTTCGCAGCAGGCTTGGGTGCCGTTGTGCCTGGCCTGCTTTGACGAGCAGAGATTCGGCGCTCTGCGCGTGCGACCCGTGCCGCAGGGCCTTCACCGGCCTTGGGATTCTTTTGCTGAACGTTCTTGCTGATGGCGTTCTGCACCCGTGCAGTGATCACATCCGTCTTGCGGATGGCGCCACTTGGGGTTGCACGTTTGGTGAGCTTGCTGGTTTGCGTTGCCCGCTTGTTACCACTGGCGGTTGCCAGCCTGCCGCCACGAGCAGTTGCCCCAGTGCTGGAAAACCTACCCCTGTTGTCCCGTGCGTAACGGCGCGCCATGGCTCTATCGACTCATGCGCCAGTCTACGAGATCTCAAACCGCAGCAACTTGGCTTGATCTTCTAGCGCTTTGATTGCAATGCTGAGGTTCCCCTTAGCGCGTGCTTCGCGTTCGTAATCCTGCAAGCGAGCGACAGCAGCAGCAAGCCACTGCGGCCGCTCTAGCTCTGCATCCAATGCCATGAGCTGGCGAGCGCGAGACATGTAAATCTCTGCCTGACGCTCGCCTACATCCCATGTTTCCGACGCAAATCGTATAATTTGCGTCCTACTGTGTGCACGCAAAAGCAGATCATAAACGGTGTTTACCCGCTGATCTGATTCGGAGTTGGTGCACTTTTTAGCCACCGTTTAGCCCTTAATTTGCACAGGCATTACAAGATACGTTACACCGTCCACGCCACTAGGTGTCAGTACCACGGGTGTGGTTGCCGTATTGGCGTGCAGCGTGATGGCTTCTGCAGGCTTGAACGCCTTGATGCCATCTAGCAGGTAGTGGACGTTGAACGCCCATGCACCATTGGCGGTGCCTTCCACCTTGAGCAGCTCCTTGCCGTTGTTGGCGTCTGATTCAGCAGTGATGGCAATGGTGCCACCTACTGCCTCGATCTTGACAATGGAGTTGTGCGCATCGGCAATGATGGCGACACGCTCTAAGGCACGAGTCAAGCGGCGACGGTCGGCGGTGATGGTGCTTTTGAACTCAGCGGGTACCAGCTTGGCCACGTCCGGGTAGGTGCCATCCATGATGCGCGAGTACACCATGACTCCGTCGCCTGCGTCGATCACGGCTTGCCCTTTGGCAACGGCGATGGTGACCACGCGATCCTGCAGCAGGCGCATGGTGCTGGCTGGTAGCACGAGGTCTAGGCCATCTGGCAGGTCAATGGCATAACGCATCAGGCGATGCCCGTCAGTGGCCTCCATGTGGCCATTGCCGAGGTGGATACCTTGGAGCATCTGCTTGCTGGCGTCGGTGCTGGCAGCTGCCATGCAAGCGCGGATGCCGGCGGATAGGTGCAGCTCGCTCGTAGCAGCGTCCACAACCGGCAGCGCGGGGTAATCCGCCGCATCAGCCTCCGCAAGCCCGTAGGAGCCCGCAGAGGCGGTCAGAGCGCCATCTGCGAGGGTCAGAGCCTCATCGCCGTCAAAGCGGCTCACAAGGCCAGCCAGCAGCCGATACGGCAGCGCTACAGCGCCATCGGTCTCCACTGCGGATGGGATGGTGACGGTAATGCCGAGGTCAAGGTTGAAGCCGGTGACGGTCATGGCGCCACCAGCGGCTTGGATCAGGCAGCAATCAAGGATCGGATGGCTGCTGCGGTGGCCAACGGCTGGCGCAATGGTGCGCAGCGCGTGATCGAGATCGGCTTGGCAGGTAACAGCTTTCATTTGACGGTGGCGGCAGTGACGAGGCTGGTGATGATGCGTTCGTAATCAGCGGCGAAGCTATCCACAAGTTCCATGGGTAGCGGTACGCCGTCATCAATGGCGTTGTCGGCAATGGCTGCGGCATACGCCACTGCCTGGGTCATGGTCTCATGCAGCCGATTGATCACCGGCTGCTGCTTGGCTGGAATGTGAATGAGCGATGACATATGCAACGAGAGTTTCAACGTGTCGGCGGTTCAGGTCACCACGCATGAAGGCGCAGGCGTCCGCCACCAGCGCATGGTAAGCCGCCGTGGTCAATCCTGCAACACCCCCACCGCTCAAAGCGCGCTGCCGGATCAGATGCGCGCGCGGGATGCCATGCGCTGCTGCTTCAGCGTTCAACCGCGCCAGGTCGTCAGCGGTGACATTGATCTTGATTTCGGGCATTCAGTGGTTCCAATCGAGGCGGAGCATAGGCAAAAAGCGGCGTCCTAACGCAGTTTGCGGGGTTCGGACGGTGAGACGCCTTGCGGCCACTGGTCTTGTCCTACCGTCCTACCGTCCTAACCTCTTAATAAAATGGGATAAAGAGGGGGAGGGGGAGGGGGATTAGGAAACTCTTAAACCCTATGTAGGACCAGACGGGGATAGGACGGCTCAAAACCCAGTCACAGCAATGGATCTCGCCGTCCGCACCCACTTAGGACGGGGCGTAGTGCCAGCGTCTCTTGCCTGTCGCCTCTCGTCTGCGGACCAACCCGAGATCCTTGAGAATCGCAGCCACCTGCATCTGATCCGATCGGTTTTGGCGCTCCAGTGGTTTTTTGATTCCGTGAGTAAGAACGTCCTCAATCGTGAGCACATCAGTAGAACGCCTGCGGGCAAGATATTCCTCAATGGCACTACGCCATGGCGAGTCAATCACGTAGTTATCATTCTCTTCGGTCACCTTGACTTCCATCTCAACAGGTAGCCGGTTAGTCTCACCTGCCCTGTAGGCATGTACAACGGCGGACCAAATCGCATCGCGTTCAAGCATCAGTGAAGCGGTATCAATCTGGTCCTGCTGCGTCTTAGTGGTCGGGATGACCCAGAAGCGGCGGTTGCCAGTTTCATCCACTAGAAACCCAGTGGTTTTGTTAGTTGTGCCAACGATGATGCCACGCCTTGGGAATGACTCAACTTCCTTGCCATAGGGCACGCGCATTAGATCAATAGCCTGCGAAAGAAAGGCTTTTACCTGTCCGGCATGACGCCTACCTGTGATGTGGTCAAGCTCCGCCCATTCCATCATCCACGACCGATGGAGTACCATCACGTCGTCTTTTGTGCTGATGTCGCCTAACGCATCTGAGAAGAACGGGCCACCTAGGCAACCCCAGAAGCTGGACTTGTAGGCACCTTGATCGCCCATCAATACGCAGGCGGTGTCGTGCTTGCAGCCAGGGTTGAAGGCACGCGCCACAGCACCGATTAGCGTGCGCTTGAGCATCTCGTCATAGATGGTCGGCTCTGGCAGCGCGGCATCACACGGCCGCAGGTAAGCGGTGGCCAGCCTGTCGATGTAGGTCGGTGCAACGTGGTCGGCGCAATGCTCTAGGTAAAGGCGCACCGGGTCGTATGGCTTCTCGCTTGCCACTTGGACCAAGCAATCAATGGCAAGCTCCTTGCCGACCTTGTAGCCCTGCTCTGCCAACTTGAGGTAATAGCGGTCGACGCCTTCGATCACTTGGTTATCGACCTCGATCTGCTGGGTAAAGATGTTGAGCCTGATGTCACCGGCATTGCGACGCAGGTACTCCAGCAGCTCGGCGGCCTCCAGCTTCTCTGGCTTCCCCCCTACTGGCGCACGACCGCCAGACTGCGGCTCCGGGTCAGCGGTGCGGCCGCCAACCTCGCGCCGCACTGGGCTAGCGCTACGCCAGCCGTCTTTCTTGGCCATGTCGCCAAGGGTGCCGAGCGTGATGCCGGATTTCTTAAAGCTCCGCCATTTGCGTTGGCAGTCGCTGGGTTTGTGCTTAGCGGACTGCGCCGACCACTGCTCCCATTGATCGAGCAGGCTGTCATCGCCGACGCTGTGAAGCGACATACCAACCGCGAGCCAGTCGTCGTAGTCATCAGCGCGGCTGGTATCCAATGCGGCAAGATATGACCGCGCGCGATCCGCATCGCCCTGCGGGTCAGGCAGCTGGACTAGCTCGGCGCGTACCGGCTGCGGCTGCGGTCTGAGCATCCGCTCAATCAATCCAAGCGGCGCTTCTGCTATGTCGCGGTCGCCTGGCCCATGGCCTGGCACCCAGTAGTAGCCGGTGGTTTGTGGGTGTGCTCCGGCTACGACGGACTGGCAGCCGTTCCATCGCAGCTCTACTTGCTCGGCCTTGCCGTCGTCATCAATGACGCCGGTCTTGTATTTGCGCGTGGCGATCGCATCCCAGTACTGCTGAGGCACGCGGTAGATGATTTGCATCCGGCCATCGCGGCCTGACTTGACCACCCAGCTGCGCGGCAGGGATGACAGCGGCAGATCCCACTCGGCCAAGAGCGTGCTGGCTGACTTGCCGTCGTGATCCAAAAACAACAGACCACCAGACGGCACGCCACAGCACACGCCAATGGCACGTGCGCGACCGCTGCTCAGTTCGGCCAGCAGCGCATCCTTATTAAGTGGGTTGTCTTGCCATGCCGGCTGATACGGGCGCTTTTGGCCATCCACGGCGACATAGCCCCAGTCGTCGGGCAGGCGGGCCAATTCTTGCTGCAGGCTCACTTGGACTCCTTGGCGCGGCGCATGGCTTCTTCGACTACAAGGCGGATCACGGCGCTGCGGGACAAGCCGCCAATGCAGCGGCTGTCAAGCCATGCCATTTGCTCTGGCGTGAACTGCACGGCTAATGGGTGTGAAAGCGGCATGGGTCCTATCGGATGCTTGCGCAGCCTACCGGAACCTGCTACGATGCGCAAGCCAGGCGGGTTTACTAGGCCATGGCCCCTTTGGGGCTGTTTAGCTCCACATCCGCCGCACCACTTGCCACATGAAACAGATCAGCTTTTTGCCAGAGCCTGCGCCCATGCCAGAGCCGCAACCGATCCACATCGGCCAGCGCGTTTGGGGTTGCGACTATGGCTCCGGTTATTTTCACGTTCATTGCGACGGCACATACAAAAAGGTATTGCCCGATCAGTTTGCCGCCTTGTCATTTGCAGCCGCTGGCGATGTGGTTGTTGTCGAAAACGCACACATGCAGCCAAAAGTTAAAAGCCTTGCGCAGGTTTTTAGCTTTGAGCAACTTGTTGCAATTAAGTCGGAGGCATTGCGCCGTGACATTTCAATTCGCTTGTGGTTTCACTCGCAAACACCTAAATGGCGGGCAATGCTTAGGACGGGCGACAAATCAGATGAGGTGGACGCAAAAACTATCTACCAAATTATTCAATATCGCGGGCTTGATGGATTGCAGTACTTCAATCCACGGCGGCAATACCCACCACGCATTGAATGGGCGCACGAGCAACTTTTGGACATGAATGAATGGTTGAATATAGCCAGATGCGATTACCAATCCAAGAATTGCGCAGCTTTTATGTTGTATATAAAAGAAGGCAGGCCAGCAGTAGTAAGGACAATGCTGCAAAATCGTATTACTGGCACATGCAGCCCTGATCTTTACAAAGATTGCAGCGAGTGGTTTCTTAAATCACAAGGGGCTAAGAAAAATGAACATATTTATGGCTTGAGCTTGTGGGCTGCTTTTGTGGCTAGTGACGGCACAACACGCAAATTCAATGGCCAGATGCCTGGCGTTAAGTTTGTGATGCAAGAACTATTGCGGCAGCGACCTAATCATTTTAAGGGTGGTACTGCTAGGTCAAACATCATGCACCATCACTTCAGAAACTTAGCAATAGCTGAACTTGGCACGCGGGCAAGCAAAACGCGATTGCATGAGCTTGAGCCGCGTGAAAAGGAAAAGTTTCTTGTTTTTAGACGCCGCTATCGCAAGGCGATGACAACCACGCTACATGCAATGCGCAAGTGTTTAATTGAGCGTGATGTTGTTTAATCTGCTATGCCGCATTGCGGCATTTACACCAACATAACACCACGCTCACACCATTTCTGCGGTTGTTTAGCCAGGCACGCTTTTTAAGCGTTTAATTCTACATAACCGCACCACACTAAAACCATGAACCTCCGCCCCTACCAACAACAACTGATCAACGACATCCGACTGCAGTACCAGCTAGGGCATAAGTCAGTCCTAGCTGTGCTGCCCACCGGAGGCGGCAAAACGGTGTGCTTTAGCTACATCGCAGAGCAAGCCAGCCGCAAGGGCAATCGCGTGCTGGTGCTGGTGCACCGGCAGGAGCTGCTAGATCAGGCCAGCCGCGCTATGCCCATGCCGCATGGCCGCATCAGTGCTGGCCGCAGCATGGATCTCAGCTATGCCGTGCAAATTGCCAGCGTGCAAACCGTTGCCCGCCGGCTGCACCTGCTGCCGCGTGATTTCTTCCAGCTTCTAGTGGTGGATGAGGCGCACCACACCACTGCCGGCACATGGGCCAAGGTGGTTGAGCACTTTTCACAAGCCAAGCTGCTGGGTGTAACGGCAACACCGATCCGCTCGGATGGCCGCGGCCTAGGCGAGCACTATCAATCCATGGTGCAAGGCCCAACAGCGCAGCAGCTCACAGATGCCGGATTCCTTGCGGTTGCCAAGGTGCTGGCACCGCCGGGCTTCGATAGCACCGGCCTGCGCAAGCGCATGGGTGACTTCGACCCCAAGGAGGCTGAGCAGCGCGTCGGCACGATCATGGGTGACTGCCTTGGCCATTACCGCAAGCACCTGCCAGGTCAGACGGCGATTGCCTTCTGTTGCTCAGTGGCCCATGCGGAGGCAGTGGCAGCACTCTTCCAGTCAGCAGGCATCGCCGCGGCCAGTATTGACGGCAGCATGGATACCACGCAGCGCCGGCAGCTGCTGCAGGACCTAGGCACCGGCAAGCTCAAGGTGCTGACATCCTGCGCATTGATCGGTGAAGGAGTGGACGTGCCAAGCGTCGGCGGCTGCATCCTGCTGCGGCCTACGGCATCAGTGGCGCTGCACCTACAGATGATCGGCCGATGCTTGCGCCCGCAACCTGGCAAGCGCGCCGTAGTGCTCGATCACGTCGGCAACACGCTCAGGCTTGGCCACCACTTAGAACCACGAGATTGGACCCTAGATGGCATCAAAAAGCGCGACCGCGAGGCAGCGCCATCGGTCAAGGTGTGCCCGCAGTGCTTTGCCACTAGCGCCAGCGCTGTACAGGTGTGCCGCGAATGCGGCCATGTGTTTGCGCCACAGGAGCGCCGCGAGCTGCAACAGGTTGATGGGGAGTTGGTGGAGATGGCAGTGGCTAAGCGGCGCGAGCAGGGCGGCGCTCAAACGCTGCAGCAGTTGATCGCGCTAGGTCAGCAGCGGGGATACAAAAATCCAGTCGCATGGGCAAAGCACGTCTTAGCCGCACGCCAAACCAAAGGACAATGGAGCAAGGTCAGATGAGCAAGTTCTGCATTGATTTAGAAGGCATGATGCTGCCCGATGCGATTGCGGCAGTCGTTGAGGCTTGGTATGAGGCGCAGAATGCGGAGTCAGCGGCTGACTGGGTTGAAGATTTACGCCTGCAAATCAAGCGCGAATTTGGCCGTGGCTGGAGTGTTCGTGGCGTTGGTGCTACGAAGTTAAATCCAGAAGGCAGATGCCAGCTCACGCGCATTGCGCCAGATAGAAGTCGCAGCTCGGTAATTATTCCTGTTGAATGGCGTGCGCTAAATGCTCAATTAATTTACGATTGGGTCAAAGACATTTGTACATTTGCAGATCCTCGTTACGAATGCTCCTCGTTGCAGGATGCTTTTGTAATGGCAGACTGTTATCAAACTAAACTTCAAAATGTAAAATCAAAGAAAATGCAATGCAACAGTGCCTTCTGAGCAAACCATCCAGCAAGAAATCCGCATCGCCTGCAGCAACGGTGACACGCGCCTGTTCCGCAACAACACCGGCACGCTGAAAGACCAGAACGGCCGGCCGGTGCAGTTCGGTCTATGCAAGGGCAGCGCTGACCTGATCGGCTGGAAGCGCGTCACCATTACGCCCGAAATGATCGGCAGCACCGTGGCGGTATTCCTATCCATAGAGGTCAAGACCGCGACCGGCAGGCTGCGCCATGAGCAGCAGCAGTGGTTGGATGCGGTCCAGGCGGCTGGTGGCATTGCCGGCGTGGCGCGGTCGGTCAGCGATGCAGAGGCATTGTTAAGAGATGTTGCACAGGGTTGACCACGGCGGCACATGGTGTACAGTGGTATCACGAGGGGAGAGGATCCCTCGGTAAACCGAACCTCCGCGGAACCGGGTACACGACGCGTCACCACGAGCCCAACACGCCCTAAGTAAGGCTGCACCGCCGGTTGGCCCGGCACACCATTGATCCTTGAAAACCGAATACTCGCGGGAGTCGTTCCGCTCCGGTGGTGGCCTTCACCCGGCACCCATGAGTCCCGCCGGGGGCTCACCCACCAACCGGAGATCCCATGGACGACATCACCCGCAACGCCCTCGCCCGCGAGGCCGAAACCGCAGCGTTAATCGCTGAGGTGGACGCGGCCTTCGAGGCGTGGAGCCGCTCCACCGAGCAGCTGCTCACGGTGGCCCAAGAGGCCATCGCGCTGGCTGACTCAATCGAGCACGATCTGGGCAACGCCCAGGCCGCGCTTGAGGAGTGGTTCTAAGGGCACCGCCCCTTCGGGGGCGCAAAAATTTAGGCCATAAGCCGGATAGTGCGCCCCGGATCCTCAATCACCTCAAGCATCATGCGTGCACTGATCACTGCAGCAATCCTGCTGCTGTCGCCTGCTCAAGCACGGCAGGTAACTGCCACCGTCTACGACGGCTGGTATCACGGGCGCACCACGTACTGCGGCGGCACCTACCGCCACTGGGACGTGTCGGCCGCCCATCCATGGCTGCCATGCGGCACGCGCGTCACGGTGCAACATCGCGGGCGCCTGCTCACCGTGCCCGTCACTGACCGCTGCGACTGCGGGTCGCTGGATCTCAGTGCCGGAGCCGCCTACCGCCTAGGCGTGCCGCTAGATGGCACAGCAACTGTGTCGATCCGTTACTGATCACGGTTGACCACGGCGGCAGATGGTGTAGGATATGGGGACAGCAGGCAACCAGTCCTGCACCCCACCCCGAGAACCATGACCAAGAAACAACCCCGCCTCACCGAAGCCGAGCAGCTGGCTCGCGCAATCCGCCTCCGCGAGCGTGACCGCGCTGAGCGCGCTGCGGAGGAGGCCCGCACCAAGGCCTTCCTCAAAACCTGCTGGTGGTTTGACCAGACTCTGCTCGACGACTGAGCCCACGCGGCCCGCCGGAGCCGCTCCCAATCCGGCAACCACACATTGCGACCCCAACCATGCTCACAACCGCACTGCTAGTTATCTGGAAACTGCTGCTGCCACTGCTGGTAGTAGTCGCCGTGATCGACTGGCTCACCGCCTCTGACGACCGCCGCATCCGCGTACTGCGCCGCACTGGCCTGAGCCAGAAGCGCATTGCCGACCGCCTCAACCTGTCCACCTATCGCGTCCGTAAGGCGCTGATGGCATGAACAATCTGAACCGCTTTGCCGTGCTGGCAATCATCTTCGGTGTCTGGGCAATGGCCTACGACACCGGCCGCCAGCAGCCCGCCTACAGCCATCACGCCTGCCAAGAGCAACTCAAGCCATGACTGAAGCAGACATCTACTGGACATTCGCCACCGCCTACCAGCACGGCGGTGG